ATATCTTCTTTACGATATAATTTATTAGCAGTCATCATAGCTTTACAAAAACCACGTTCTGGAGTTTTACCCGTATATTTATAACGCACTTTAAAGAATTTATCCTTTACTAATTTATCTTGTGAACTTCTAGCAGTAGGTCTAGCAGTACCCGTTGAAACAAATTTAACAGCTTTAGATAGTAAACTTTCTTTGTTTAGTTTACTTTCTATTTCATCATTCATTAATTCAATATGACTGTTTAACGTTTCTTCATCTTCTAATTCAACATCTCTTTCGTCTAACACTATCCAACCATCTTGTTCCATTGGCTCGCCTAAATCGGCTAAAAACGTATCTAAATCGAAGTGACTAGACATTTCAACATCGTTTTGATTCTCATCTTTAACACCTCTTTCGTCAAATTCTAAAGGTTTTAACGTTTGAAAATATAAGTTAAGACTAATTCCATTATAAGCTAGTATCTTATCGAAAGCATCACATAATGTTTCTTGCATTGGTCTAATAACCATGTTATCGAATAAAACAAAACTATTCTTTAATTCGTCTGCATTTGACGAAAAACCATTAGTTGAAGCAATACCAAATAATAAAGGACTTGTAACGTTATGACCTAACATAATCTTACGTAAACACTCCTCACTTAAATATTCATAATGTTGAGGTGCATCATTTAAAGGTACGTCATCTATTGTAGTAGCAGCTTCTTTATTGTCATTGAATGATACAATTAACTTAGCACCTTTAGAACCCGTTAACTTATTTGTTACACTTCTATATATTTCTGCTTGTTGTTCTGGAGTTCCAGAACCATTATTAAAATTAATAATCTTCTGTGAAGAAAAGCCAGTCTGAACTAAGTTAATTAAATAATCACTTACTTCTTCTTCTAATACTGCATAAGGCAAAGCACCCATGTAATCAACATTAGCAAAATACTTCATACCAACTGAATAAGGTTGAACGTAAAGTATTTCAACATCTTTAGAACCAAATCCGAAAGCATCTAATCGTTTAGGTACATACGTTTTAATGTCGCTCCAGTCATCAGAATAGTAATAAGCTTCAATTTCACCATCTTTATTACACTTCTCAGGTCTTAACAAGTGAACTGGTATATGAAACACTTTCTTTACTGTTTTTCTGTCTTTTGAATAGTGAACTTGCATAGCACATTGACCTAGCATTTTAAGTTCTAACACTAATTTGCGTACATCGTCTTTAGAAAACATTGACATAAATTGTGCGTATTCATTTGGCTTTCTATTACCATCTAACGCACCTACACCATAACCATATACTAACCTAGAAATATTGTTTATAATAGCGTTATTAGTTGTAGAGTTTCTGTATCTATTTATTAAAAATTCAAAATAGTTATTCTCATCTCCGTAGTTTACCCACTCATTACGTTTATCTTCTTTAATTTCGGGTGCTGTATAGCTAGAAAGTTCTACTATTTTAATATTGTCGTTCATCATAGTGTTATATAATCGTTGTTACTAGACTTATTAACGTACACATCATCGTTAATTGAGTAGTTAGTTTGATTAGTACAGAAAATTCTATTATAATGTTTAATAGTGCTTGTTGTACTTGCACCGTCTAATTCTAGAACATCGTTTGATTCTGTTAGTATTTCGTTATAACTTTCATCCTGTAAAGTGTTTAAAGTACCCCCTTGTTGAATTTTGAAAGTATAAAAAGTATTTTCTTCTAAAGTGAAGATAGCATTAATAGTAGTATAGTAACTATCAACAGAATAACTTGTAATAGTTAAGTAACTTATTTCTTTTGTAGTTTCGTTAGTAAGTTCTATTACATCGCTATTAGTTACAGCACTTCTAACTGTAACCTTTAAACTTTGAGAACTTGTACTTGTAGTTAATACTTGCATACTTATTAACGAAAAACTTTCTTTTTTGTTTCACATTAAATAAATTACATTATATTTGTTGAAATATTTAAAACAAAACAAAATGAAAAGATTAATATTTATTTCTGTTATTACTTTACTATCATGTAATAAAGAAGAAATTAAACAAGGAACACACCCACCAAAAGATAATTGTGATTGTGATAAAATTGTAGCTATTAAAACAACTGATACTCAAAAAGGTTTTTATTATTGTGCTATTACAACTATAAACCAATGCACTAAAATAACAAAGCACATAGCTGAAACATACGAAAAACCAAACTACGATTTGCCAAAAGTTGGCGATTGTCATTATATAGGATATTAAAACAAAACAAAATGAAAAGATTAATAGAAAGACAAGTTATTGAATGGGCAAATGAACGTGGTCTAATTAAAGAAGAAAACGCACCTAAGCAATTTATTAAATTAACTGAAGAAGTAGGTGAATTAGCTAGTGCATTATTGAAAGGTGACCCTTATGAAACTATTGATGCAATAGGGGATATTCAAGTTGTTTTAATTATATTATGTGAGCAACTTAATATAAACTATACACAAGCCTTAGAAAGTGCATACAATGAGATTAAAGAACGTAAAGGCAAAACGGTTAACGGTACATTTATAAAGGAATAAAAAAAGGGGAGCATAACAACTCCCCTTTAATTTTGTATTTAATTACTTATGAAGCAACTATTGTAGCATCTACAGTAGCAGTAGCAAACAATGTAGCTAAACCAGCTTCAGTAGAACAATCTAAGAAGTTAGCGGGTATTTTTTCCTGACCTACAAAAGTTAAAGAATAACCGTTAAAGTCACCTAATGCAGTACCGTTAGAAATATTACCAGTTGTTAAATCCAAACCACGTTCAAAACCTGCTAAGAAGTATTGACCTGCGTTATTTTCAACAACTACATGAGGTCTACCATAAGCTAACAATTTAACATTCTTAGTAGTAGCAGCATCTTGTTTCTTCAGCTGAATAGACAATGTTTGCTCTACAAATGTTGTTCCGTTTTCTCTTGAACTTGTTACTACTTGTTCAAACGTGTTAGTTCCTTTTAATTCAAATTTATACAATGAAGCAATACCAGAAACCGTTTCAATCATATCGGTATTCGTAGCATCATACGTTACGTTTGCTTTGTTGATTCCGTAGTTAATGAAGTACACGTTACGAAGTCCTCCGACCGTATCCTTACACACTTCTCCTCTCCCATTAGCTAATAAACAAGACATATTATATTATTTTTAAAGTTTATAAAAAAAGGGAGGAGCATTTTACCCCTCCCCTAGTTATTTAATTAATTACTTATTAATTTGCAGCGTTAGTGATTCCGTAAGTAACGATATCTTCAACGTTTGCATATTGAACACCTGCAGTCATTCTCATTGCGATTCTTACATTCTGAGAAGCATCAATGTCAGCCATATCAATCAACTTAACTTCTTGAGTGTCTGAAAGTAAACCAGTACCAAAGAATAAGTTTGATTTCTCAGCAGCTAACATTTGATTAGCAGTTAAACCATTAGCCACTACTAAAGGAATACCATCAAACATTAAATCACCGAATTTTTGGTTGTTACCTTGTCCTGCAAAACCGTTAGCACCTAATCCAGAAGCTCCGAATCCACCTAATGAACGTACATATAATTTGTAAGCATTTTGAGATACGTAGATTCTTAAATCTTCTTTACCGTATAATGCAGCAGGAATAGCATCAACAACTTTTCCTAATTCTGTAACAATGTTAGCAGCAGTTAAAGTAGTTCCAGCTACCTCGTTAGCAGTTGGTAATGCAGCATCAGCAGTTAACAATGTCATAAAACCATTAAATGAACCAGAAGTACCAGTTACACCATTCCAAATAGCAACCTCATTTGAAGCAGCTACCTTATCAGCCATGTATGCTAACAAGTAATCAGCAAAAGATTTAGGTAAAACATCATGAGCAGAATAACCCATTTCGATTGCTTGCCATGTATCTCTGAAATCTGATTTACATAATTGTACGTTAACTTGTAACTCTTTAGGAGTTAAAATTCTTTCGCTTAAAGTAACAGTTGATGTTGCTGTAAAGTCGCATGAAGCATCTTTTAAAAGTCCATCAGTTGCTAATTTATGAAGCACTTGTTTGTACTTAACGTTAGGCATGATTGTAATCAATTCATTTGCCAAAGTAGGTGCAGATAATAATGCAGCACTTACCCATTTTCCTGCTGATTCACCAGCATAAGTTGTAGTAACACTTGTTGTAGTTGCCATTTTTCTTTTATTTAATTATGTTTATATACTTGTTCTAAAATACTTGTAATTCTGTTTTTACCACTTCCAATCTTATGAAGTTCAACTTCTTGTTTATTCTCAGGGTTAAAATTAATAGGTTTAATTTCTTTTTCTGAAAGTTCAACTTCTTCAACTTTAGAAAGTTCTAAAACTTTTGCTTCTAGTTCTTCAATCTTTTTGTTAAGCACTTCAACATCTTGTTTTGAAAAGTAAGTTTCTTTAACAGTAGATTCAACTGTTTTTTTAACAGGTGCTTTAACCTCTTTTTCCATTTCAACTTCTTCTTCTTGCATTGGCTCGTTTTCTGGCTCTTCAACTTCTTCTTGCTTAGGTGCAATTTCTGAAATGATACCATCTTCAACAACTTTCAAAACGTTTCCATCTTCTAAGTTATATTCACCAATAGGTAACTCAATCCTATCTTCTTCGTTTACGATAAATACGGGTTGATTAGGTTCAAAAACATCTGCTTCTAATACCGTTACACCATCATCTAGCTTCATTTGTTCTAGCTTTACCTCCATACCTAAAAATACTTTTAGTGTGTTTATTGCTTCAATTACTTTCTTGTTCATAGTTGTTTATTTAAAATTCTTTAAATACATAGTTGTTTAACTTAGGTGCAGTCGAATCAATAGCTTCAAACATTTGCATAGCTGAATTATAGTTAGGTATTTGTTTTGGTGATATACCTAATTCTTTAGCTGTAGCATCTAATTTATCAATATAACTTCCTATATTATCCATTACTTTCATTGAATCACTAGCTAACTTATATGCTTCTTGTTGAGTTTTAGAAGCTAGTTTTGATAATTGCTGAACTTGGTCGTCAATCTTTTTTAAATCTTGAAGTTTAGCATTCATTCCATCCAAAGATGCTTTACCATTTGCAGTAGCTTTTGCTAAATCTTCTGCTAGACCTAACTCAACTTTTTGTGCCGATAATTCAACACCGTAAACTTGTTTTAATATCTTGTTCATACTTATTAACGATTAAATAAATTACTGTTACATTTTTAACCCCTTGCGTAAGAGTTGGTTCTTTCGTTACGGTTATCAATCTTAACTGATTCACCTTGTTCTGTTGTGTTACCTATACCTTGATTTTGTAATGTACCATCACAACATTCACTTGAATAAGTACCATCATCACATAGACAACCACGTTTTCCACCCTTAGGGCTTGTTCTACTTTCTGTTTTTTTTCTTGCCATATTTATTTTATTTTAACTTGCTATTTTTGAAATATTCATATTGAAATCCGACACTCTTACGTTTGTTGATTGAGTGTTTTTAACAAATAGTTCTACGTAATCGTTATTCGTTAAATTAATTGAGTATTGAGTAGCACCAGGATATTCTTGATTTTGGTTTGACGTTCTAATAGTCATTTCGCTATCTGTTATAATTTCACCGTTAATAGCTATACCTATACTTATCACTTGATTAGTATTTGAACTCCTAACATTTGCACAAACAACAATGTGAAACGATTGAGATAATGCACCAGTGTAAGTTAACCTGTTACTAGCGTGATTAAATTGAGCGTTAAGTCCACCCGCAGTTGTTGTCCCACTTGCTTTGACCCAAACATTTACATTTGGAACTCCAATACTTGTATCAGTACCATTATTAACCATGAACATGAATCCCCTAGATGCAGTGTTTTGAATACCTACACAATTAGTAAACAATGTTTTATTTGATGTATGATTAACACCACTTATGTATGTACTTCCCCCAGAGAAATTGATAGTATCTAAGATGTAAGATTCAGTCGGTATTGTCGCACTAGCGTTTACGTTTATTCCTACAGTTGAACTGAAAGCAACTATAGATGAGTAAATTATTCTAAATCGTCTAGTTATAATACAACTTGAATCTAATTCAATTATGTTTCCAGCAGTTCCTATGCATCGAAACAATGAGTTGTTTAAACCTATTGTACCTATCGTTCCTGTAAAGCGTAGACCTTGCGAACCTAAAAAAGAACCAGTATCAAAAATAAAGTTATCACATTTATTAACTACACCTACATTTGGAATATTAATAAAGTTTACAGCTTTCCAATCCAGGGCTACAAGGTTAGTATTGCCATCAATTGAAAAACAAGTGCCTACATCTTTAAATGATATACGTTCTAAAACAATAGTGTAAATAGAAGTGATTAATGGAGTAGATGTACCTAAACCAGTTGATGTTAAAAAAGAAACTTCAGAGGATAAACCAAATAGATTACATACACCTCCAGCTACTAACCTATCACCTAATAAGTCTATTTCAGTTGTAATAATATAAGTTTTACCTGCTTCTAAAGTAATCACATCACTTACAGGAGTTGGAAAATCTGATAGTTGAGTTACATAAACAATATCTGAATCAGTTGAATCACCATTTAAAATGTCTGTTTTAAAATCATCATACGGTATTC